GGACAACAGTAGAAAGATGTGCCGAAGGAGTGCTAAACAAACGACCCCATTTTTCTACATCAGTTGGTGGTTGAGTAGTTAAATTGGGAGGAACAATCTGTATGAAGCGGAAATCCGGTGCCAATCGATTTAATATTTGCACGTCAATTTGATTCGTGCCAGTTGAGGAAGTATTAAGTTGTAAAAGTACAAATATAACGAAGTGACCTCCTATAACATTCGGATCAGTAAAATTGTTAGACACGTAGTGATACATCACAGGACGTTGATCGGGTATATGCTTAGAAACAGCTTCAAGAGTTTTAGGGTCAATCACTACGTACTCGAAAGCGGTAAATTGAGCAACTGTTTTGAAAGTCGTAGGATCAATGTTAGGGGGAATTCGAGCAACACCGAGTGCACCGGCGTGGAAACCAGTGCCAGCAACTTTAACGAGATATTCGAGACCGCCGTTCCACGCATTATACATACCAGCAAGGTAAGATACAAATAAATTAGCGCGTAAAGGAGTTATCGGTATATTCACAAGCAACGTCCCTGGCAGCTGTGAGGTAGACCAGACAAAACGTTGCAATGCGACATGTTGTTTCTTAAGGTATGTCAGTGTGTCATCAGTACTTACATTGGCGTGTCGTGGACCTTCAATTGTAGCTGCGGGTTTGCCAGCAATTTCAGGAACTTTAAGATGATCAGTGTCAGTACTAGTGAATACGGAGCCAGTTGTCGAGTCAGAGGGAGCAGACGGTACAGGGGGGTTATTGCCTCCTGTCCTGTTCATCATGGGAGAGATACTTGGACACTTCGCGCTTAACTTCAGAACACGATTTAAAACCGATTGTCAAGGGTGCGTGTTTATACTTAGGTCGTAGACTGAGAGCAGAATTTTGTGCTTGAACACAATGTTTTGTTTTCGTTTTACTTTCCGTGGCCATTAAGGGGTCTTTAGCGTAGCTTGTAAGAAGCGCGCTGTACAAATTATTTCTACCAAGTACTGGGTGTTTGGTTTTTAAAGCAAACTGTTGACAATTGTCTATTTTTTGAATATTGGGGAAAACTTTTCGCAACAACTTACTAACTAATTTTGCCTGATTGAATGAAACTTGAGTGGTGAAACTTATTTTGGTGGAATTGTTTGGATCTTCGACAATTCGTTCTGCCAAGTCAAAACGATTGATTTTTACAACACGAGCATAGTCAAACACATGCGAAAAATTTTTAAAAATTTTGTTACCGTATCTCACTATACTTGTACTATCCGGATGCAACAAGTGACGAGAATCAATATTTATTGTTTGCATAGCAGGGTGATACTGTTCACGGAAGTATGTTCGAAAGAAAGCTTGACGAAAAGTTGGCATAATTGGTAATTTTATTCCATACTGAGTCGCACAAGTTATTATATGCGTTTTTATATCATTGTAAAATTCTTCTCCTTTAAGACAAGCCTCACTCAAACAAGCCTCGGCTGTCGAAACAATAGTGCTGTCAAACTTCACAGGGTCAGTGACACGATAGAAGTGGCGCTTTGTGGTTTTGCACCAGTTCAACATTTTCACAAAAACAGCGTCTTCCAATGCTCCGACGACGTACGTCCGCTTTACACCGCGAATGTTCACAGACAACTCTGAAAAATTGCGCTTCAAAAACGATAAATTTTTAAGAGGTTCGAGACATATTTCCTTAGATTTTTCAGCAGATGTTATTTTAAACCCAATCGAAATCACGACATCTCGTATGTTTACAGGATTATACCATTCAACGACGCTTGGATGGATTGTTTTGACCAAGTCATCACCAAACACTGCATCACGAGTGTAATTATCATACATGTCATATTTTTCAGGACAGTGTTTTAAAGCTAAAACCTTCCAAGCATACCTCATATTAACACAACCAGTGATGTTGTTGCGTCCACCAGTGTCCGGCCCACCAGACATGTTTCCTCCTGGTAGTCGAACTATAGTCCCATTTAATAATACTAGTGGTTTCAATTCTTGGTTAGCTAGTCGGTTCCTAATTATATCGTGTTCTTGTGTCCAGTTAGGGTCGAGCGCTTTGTAAATTCGGTTATAAAACCCAGCGTTACGTTTCAAATATTCATGAGGGTGGCACGTATCGAAACCAGAATAATCACCAGTCATACCAACATCACTAATGCCAGCAAGATATTCATACAAACGCGAAAACTCTGTAGAAGCAGGGTCTATACCTATTTTAAAAGGTCCGGCGATATTAGTCAGTGTAAGTAATGCTTGAGCGGCACCATAATAACGTTTCCACAATATTGAGTGATACGTGGGCCCCATAAGGAAGACTCGCGTTGAACAGGCTGCTATCTTTTCCATAGGACGCACTTCGTCTTTTAACTGAGGCACATACACAACGCAGCTCGTAGCGTCAGAGTGCTTGAGAAAATGTTCATACGCTTCACAGTCTGACTTAAGTTTTTCTCCTTCAGCTGCATTAGCAAACTCATAAATGTTCTTTTCAGCGTTAAACGTGAACATGGTGGACTTGCGAGTAACGCCACCACACTCGAAAGTGTGTGGATAACCAGGACCGGCGGAGAAATTCATAGAAGGCGACGTAACACATGCCGTCCATCCGTTAAAAGCTTCAAGATACGACAAAATTTTTGGAGGCGTGGAAGCCTCACGTACTACCGAAAGTAAGTGTTCAGCTAACTCGTCATAACATTCGTCGAGTAGTTCTAGATCTATGACAGGTTGAGGACGACCAAACTTGTTTACACCAATGGTTATTAAATCAACGTGTGTGCCATCATAGCGTGGATCTTTAGTACTGAGTATCGCGGGTTGACAGAACTCATCGTCAGCGGTTTTAAAAGGAGAAGGCCAAATCTGCGTCTGATTACAGTAGTTCATCGTGTTCGGTTTGTATTCACCATCAACTATCGTTCCAGGCTTTCCTACTATAGAAATGTAGGGCGATAAACCGTCTAAGGAAAGTTTCGAATCCAGTACAACCTGTTGAAAATCTAGTGCAACAAGAGGATTACGATCTGTAGCGTCTTCGTTCGACAATTGAACATATTTATAAATGGTGATGTCGACGTCAGTGTCGCAGAATGTTTCTTTTACTACCTCTAAGACTGCACTCCAGTCTAATTTATCAAGACCACTAGCAATCATAGGCATCGCTAACTGAGTCACCTGATGTTTTCTAACGTGATCAGCCATTTTCTTTAAGGAGTTCTTCAACATTTCAATAGTAGGTTTGTGACTACTGATTCTTTTTGTTACTAAGTTGTAAATGTAACGATTGTTAACAGCCAACACAGCTACATCTCCAGGTTCCGTGTTGAGAGCACGAAGACTTTCAATTCCTTCAAATCTCTTTTTAAACTCGACAGCAATGCCGGCACTCATCTTCATGTCCTGAGCGACACAATGCGCCAAAGAAGCAGTGTTAGGAGCATCAAACACGTTTCCTTCTACGAAACGTATACGTGCAGGAGTAGTGTTCTGATCAGAAAAAGTCTCACTGTCCATGTCTATAAGCGGGTTAAAATCACTACGATATATAATGGAAGATAGTCCTTGATGATTATCTGCAGCAGTATGCAAACCTAACAATTTTTGAGGTATAGATGGATTAACTAAAATAAGAGGAGATCCACACCAGCCTTTAGCTGTTTGGATTGGAGCAATGTGAGCTAACGAATTCAATTGATAAATATTTCCAAACTTTACGCCTGACTCGGTCACCTGCTGTCGCTGCTCACACAGTACAATAGGTTTTTCTACACGCGTAGTTCGACTAGTATCCCAAGTGTAAAGAGCAGCATGCAGTCCATCATAAGAAAAGTTTGAAGATTTGCGTTGCAAGTGTCCACGAATATCTCGGAAATGTTCATTAAGACCGAGCACTCTAAATATAGCTTTTTCGTCACGTTCAAACAATATCAATAATTCTAAATCGTAAAGGCGTCCTTTAATTTCAATTTGTACTCCTTCTTGAATATGGCCAACGGTCACTACGACATCTGCAAATATACCTTGAGCCCAAGCAACATGTTGACCATATATTTTTAAAGGATAATTTTGTTCCATCACAATGTTAGCTACGTTGAACGCATTAACATCCACACTAGCTTCTGATGAATAACTTTTAGGAACTTTGTACTCGCGAACAACTTTGAACTCAGAGTTACGGTTACTCTTGACGGTACGTACGCGTACGTCGTCTGGATCGAAATGACTTCCCATACTTTCATCATACTTGGAACCTTTAACTCTGTACGGTGAAACCGGTGTAGGTCGACTGACGCGAACAGTTCGTTGTGATTTAGATTTATAATCATCTGGGTCTGGAGATGAGCCGAGGGTTTCAGACTTCTTCATCGAATAATCATATATATTGTAAAGAGACTCGTTCGCAAGGTAAGT